GCAGGGACGGTACATTTTCTGTCGTCAGCTTGAACTAAGTCGTTGACTTCTCTAAGGTTTACATCTTCAAAAACACCTTTAACAGTGGTATCACTAACAGAATCTTTAATTTCTCCCGAGGTGGAATTATAAGAACCAGCACTAACCTTCCTATAAGTAACAGAAGTTCCAATGCCGGGAACTTCCGAAATCTTTTTTATAACTTTCGCAATAGCAGTATTAAATGCCATTAGACACGATAAGCAATAAGTGATCCAGCACTTGTCTGAGTGATGCTGGTAAAGATCCCTTCTATTTCTGTGCTTGCTTTTAAATCAATTCCAGAAACAGTTGAAGATCCATTTTTAGTGACGTTTGGAGAAACCAAAGTAACTGTTGAATCTGTTAAGCAGGTAATCTTTCCGAATCGGCCTGTATGGGCACTTGTATCGGTGATGATGATTGCTGCTGGATAGTTTGCCATTCCCATTGGATTTAGCTCCGTTTGATTGCTACGTTACCGGGTCCACTTATTCTAAGACCTGTCATCATTCTTTCATACATTGGTGGAACACGATCAGCTCCGACCTGACCAGAAAAGACAGGTTCAACAGCAACACCACCAACACCAACACGCCTGTAGTCTTCCAAACCTGAAAGACCTAAACCAGCTTTATTGTTGTTTAAATAGGCAGCCAATATTGCTTGTGCTTTTGTAATTTGATCTGGAATTTCTGTGTCAGTAAAATAATCAGTCGATATTCTGAAAGGGAATCCAACTGAATAAGTATTGATATATGTATCTGGTTTTCTTACTCCAGTCCGAGGCCATTGCATTGACTGAGTGTCTGTTGCTCTTGCTCCTAGAAATCTTTCCCGATCAATCCTTACAGCAGATGTATAAAGTGCACGATTCTTTTGATCTGTTGTAGCAGATGCCCATGCGGTCACATCATCATCTTCGATCAGACCTTCAATAATGCCATCGGCTGTAGCAACTGTCAGATAAGAGTTTGCGTTAGCTGCTCCTATCGTTGCCACTATTGATATTGCCATCAGGGGAAACTTTAGTTTTAGTTTTACGCTTTCGTTTCGGTTTAGAAACAGGAATGGAGGCCGCCTGTTTAGCAGCCTCCCGTTCCTTTGCTCGCCTAAATGCGAATAATCCCATTAGTGGGCAGAAGTTACACCAGAATAAACAGTGATTGCTTCAGAACCACTAGCAATAGCTGTTACACGTCCCAAGAAAGAACGAGTTGCTGCTGCTGCCGCAGTATTTGTGTTGTCACTGTCAAGAGTAACGCCTGTTCCTCCAGCCAAAGTCATGGCATGAGTAGAGGCAGCTTCATTTCTCAAAGTGATTGAGAAAGATGTACCAATACGAACGCCAGAACCAAGCTCGGCAACAATTGCTGCTGCTGTTGCTGTAGTAACGGTTTTAGCACCTGTAGGTGTCATCGTTACAAGACTGTTAACAGATTGAGCTGCTGTCAAAGTAGTGTCAGCATCAGATGCTTCTACTAATTCAACACTTGAGTTCTCTCTGCCAAAAACAGGCTTTTCTAGTTCAAAGATTGAAGACATAATTAATTACCTCTAATCCTGAGCAGAAACATTGGTCGCTCTCACGATACCGATGTTCTTTGTCTCGTAGACCTTCGACCAGTTGGCTACTTTTGCTAATCCAGCAGTTGAAGTTCTGTCAGGATTAGTGGTCGTGACGGCCCATTTCGTGCCGACAGGATGATAACAATAGTGAAGATCAACAGCCATTGCATTTGATTTTGCAAGGATGTCTCTATCTGTCTCCATTGTCATTCCAGCTTGCTCACCAGATGCAACCGCTCCGGGTGTAAAGAAGTAAGTGGAATATTCTGTAGAAGCTCCAGATCCAGTGGTTGAAACGTCATCAGAAACGATAACTCTTAAGCCGCAATATGTAGGAACAGTATTGTTGCCGGGAGCGTATGCAGGAGCAATTGATCCACCAGATGCAGTTGCACCAGCACCAGTGTCACCAGCCACAACATAGTCAACAAGCTTACGCTCAACTAAATCGTAGTAGACCTTTGAGTGCATACAAACAGCCGAAAGCTGATCACCAGCATCTCCAAGGATTGCTTTAGCCTTTGCAACATGCTTAGGACTTAAGCCTGTTGGTGTGTCGCCACTTTCAGAGTCAATGCAGTTTGCAAATAAAGCAGAGTTGCTGTCATTTGCATTGATTGAACCGAAAACGCCATCAAGAGCAGCAAGAAGATCTTTCTGTCTTTGGTTTGCTATGTAAGCACCAACCTTTTGACCAATAGCGGCCATAGGATCAGCACCAGCAGCCAAAGCAGCCAAGTCTCTTGATTCCCAAGCACGACCTCTGTGGAGGATTACGCCAATCTGCTTATCAGCTTGGATTTTGCTTGGTGTTAATGAAGTGCTATCAGTTAATACTTCAAAATCTCCAGAAAGGTTTGCTTTCCAGAAAGGGACATTCACAAAGTCTCCACCGTCTGTCGCATTAAGCTCGCTCATAGGCTGCACCACACCGCTTGCCAAGAAGGCATCACGCTGTGTTGTTTGCTCAATAACGTACGGCGTAAAGACCTCAGGAATTATGATGTCCGACCTTACGGTGGCCATAAATTAAACTTCCAAATGGTTTTACGGTATGGGCATAACCCTGTCGGCTCGGCATAGCTCCGCCTGTTGTTAAATATATTAGCGTTTTGTCTTCGATTGAGCTAATAAACGGTCATAAAGTGCTTTGTCTGTCTTATATAGCCGCATTTGTTCGGTAACATTCCCACCATTTTCAAATGGGTTTTCTTTCATCCCGACAGGCAAATCTGCTCCTGTTGCTTTTCCTACAGGTGCTCCTCCTCCCTGTGGTTTTGGTTGCCTTAAAATATAATCAGGAAGTTTAGCTTTAGCCCAGTCATTGACAGGAGTTCTTTCGTATCCATCAACGACAACAGGAACGCCATTGTCAACTTCTATTTTGTCTTTAGGAAGAAAATTATTTAATACTAAATTTGGGTCATGTACGATTTCCGCCAAGGCTTGTACTGCGGGACTGACGAGTTCGAGTTCTCGGACTTTTGCTTCAAGGTCTTCGATTCGTTTTTTGTCTTCGCCTGATTTATCTCTGTATTGTTTTTCGAGGGCAGTTTTGGCTTCTCCATATTTGCCTTCTTGCTCGAGTCGAGATTGTTCGGCATTTTGTTTGAACTTCTTGAGGGATTCATAGTCAGGAGGAACTTCTAAAAGCTCCTTTTTCTGCATCTTGCCGATCAGTTCGTAGTTTTTCTTTTTGAGACTTTCTATCTCATTTTTCAAGGATTGTGCTTCTGCGTTCTCAGAAGAGTCAACAGGCATAACCTCTTGATTCTGTTCTTCAGCCATAAATACCCATAAGGTTTAGGTTTATCTTATCAAGATTATTTCTTCTTGCCCCCTTTTTTGTTTTTTTTCTTTTTACCGTAAGCCATGACTTTACAAAGAGCACTAATCTTATTAAGATAAGGGCAAGCCGAAAAAAGTCAATGGCTAAAAAAGAACCCTATCTCGATAAAAGCCCATTTACAGCTATTGGGATCAGCTACAATATCGACCCTGATGACGACAGAACAAACAAGGAGGTTGACAAAGATCTAGACAATTATTTAAAAGAGCAAGGAGTTAAAACAGAAACAATCAACCTTTCTGAAAAACCTGAGTATCTTAAATAGCTTGTAAAACAACTTCAGTCATAGAGAAATCTTGTGTTTTTGGCCCACCTTCTACAAGAGGTTCTTTCCAGTTTTTTGTATTCTTACTAATAACCTTATACCTGACTCCACTTGGTTGAAGTATTTCGCTTTCATTCATTCCATTCAAATGTTCGATTGGTGTTCCATGTTTGTTGACATGCCTAAATACAATTCCATGATTACCGTCTCCTATTTCTCCTTTTGCAAATTTTAAAGCAGTTCTTGGACTTGTAGACCAACTTTCCATAGTGCTGACCGCTTCGCCTCTCTCCATATTCTGAAGCACCTCGTCAACAATACTTTTCTTTTGAACAGTCATGCCCCTATAAATTGTTCCATTCGGTTGTTTTGTGTAAAAAGGATTTTTATGTAATTTATCAGTCTCGTTTATAAAGCGTGTTGGTCCATTCCATTTGGGTGAGTTTGCTATATATCTCTCCATCTTGTCAGCGTTCCTAGCAACTAAATCAACTTGGGCATTAGTCATAAATTTGTTATCCCTTATCCTCTTATTTAAAAGACGAAGTTCATTTGGATTTAATTGTTTTCCTACTGATTGTGCCTGTTTAATTTGAACTGCTCGAATGTCATAGAAATAACTTCCTGTCCAATTACTTATTTGCTCTTCTGCATCCTTTAGTTGAGGCACCGACATGTCATAGTCTTTGACAGCATTTTTATTATTAGATTTCCAATAAAGGTCATCAGTTTTTTTCTTTCCATTCCTGAGAGCTTTCCGAGGTGGTGGTGGTGTCTTTGTGTCGGTGCTTCCAATATTTTTCTGAATAAAGGATGGATCATCCCATTTCTTTAATGGAGCACGAGGGACAACAGGCTTAGGAGGAAGTAATGACTTCTTAAAGGCTTTATCATATTTCTGCTGAAGCTTAACTATCTCTTTTTTCTCTACAAGCTTGCCAAGTTCTTTTGGTGTGATTGTATCGTATTTACCTTTTGGAATTAAATTGCTGTTAAAAGCCTTTTGATTTGTAAACCATTTTTGATGATTTGGTTTTGATAAATCAGCCTCCTTAAAGTTTTTTAAATTGTTTTTAGTGACAGCATCCAACTTTTGAAGAGTTGCTTTTTCTGCACCTTTAGCTTTAGCAACAATTTTCTTAGCCTTAACAACCTTCGCCAAGTCTTTCTGCTGTTGTTTCGCGATTTGCTTTGATAAGGAAGAAACAGAAGCTGGATCAGCTCCAATATCTTTTAGGATTTTTGCCGTTGTTTTTTCTAATTCTAAAAATTGTTTCTTTTCCTTATCTGAAATAAGCTTTGTTTTCTTAGGAACAGGTTTCCTAACTGGAGTTGTTTTTGCCGCCAGTTTCTTAGAAGGTGTTTTTGTGTATGTCTTTTGTAACTGTTTTAAAGTCTTAGATGATCCATCTTGACGGACAAGTTTTTTTAACGCTTCATCTGGGCCATATTTTTTTGATAAGGCATTGAAATATTTAACTTTGCTCTGACCTAAAGCTTTTGCTTTATATGAAGCAGATTGTTGATTAAGCCATTTGCCATAAGACGTTCCCATTGGAACTGATCCATTCTCTCCAGACCTTTTTACAAATTTATATTTAGGAGGATCAACGCCTAAACCTTTGTAATCAAGAACAGCAGTGGTTCGACATCTGCACCCAAAATGTTGTGGAGGCTCTGGACCTTGCCCATATTTATGAGTTGTCTGATCTAAGATCCTGCACTCTGGAGCAGTTCGAGAATCTAAAGTTGCAATCCATCTGTATTCCTTGCTTATATCCTGATTAGCTTCATAAACAGTTTGAGCTGCCTGATTACTAACAGACTGAACACTTGTTTTGACAAGAGTTGAAATTTGATTATTAGTAGCTTTTCCACCACCTTCAAATTTTAAAACGCCATAAAGCCGCCTTGCCATCTGCTGAGTTGTTTCACCAGAGAGCAACCCATCACGAATATTTCTGCCAAAAAGATCAGCTTGCTTTGAAGCCAATCCTCGAAATGCTTTAGTTAAGATTTCACCATTAGGCAAGGTAATCTGAGAGCCTTTTTTTGCAGTTAAAGAAAATTTTTCTGGAACTCCTTTTACTTTTGCTTGAAGATCATCAGACAATAAAGAAGCATTTAGGTCTGTTGCCTTCTTAGTCACAACCGATTCTGCATAAGAAGCTGAAACCTCAACAGAATTAACTGAGCTTTTTATTCCAGCAGGTAAAGCCGCCTCCAACTGATTAACAGCAAAATCGACCTGCACTTTTGCCAAACCTTGTAATTCTTTAATTACTGTTTTTTCACTTTTACCTGACCATCTCGCCAAGCTTTCTGTTGTTTGCTTTAGTAATGCTTTTAAACGAGCAGCCTTATATTTTGGCCTCGTTTCCAAAGGCATTTCATTAATCCGTGAAAGTTTCTCTACGGCATCAACAATGATCCTGTTATATGAGTCTCTTAACTTTTTTTGAACGCCATTACCAAAACGGTTTAAATCAAGAGCGTTTCTGTAATACGCCTCGGGAGTATCCGCCATTACTCAAGCTCATCAACATCTTCAGGCTCGGCTGATTCTTCCTCTTCTTCTGGTTCTTCTTCCTCTTCAGGTTGTTCCATTTCAATTAGACCTGCTGTTTGTGTTGCTTCTAATTCTTCCTCTACGTCAAACTCATCTCCTAAAACTTCACCTTCATGGAGTTGCCTTAATAAAGTTTCTTGAGTGATTGTTCCAGATGTAAATAACTGAAGCAAGCTACCAATCTCTTGAGGATCAAGACGAGAAGCCAGAAAGTCACGATTTACAAAGCAACTACCAGATCCATTGTCAGATAAATATTTAGCATGGAAAATAAGACAGTTATCAATCATGTCTTGGGTCTGTTGTGCTACTACCTGCATTGTTGAGTCTCCTTGGCTTCGGTCTATCCTTTTTGCTTCTGCTGTTTCTGCGGATAGCTTTTGCCCTAGAACTGCTGCCAATCCAAGTGCATTAATTTGCTCTTCGATCTGCTCAAGTCTTTGAAATTGGGCGTTGTAGCTTGTGCCTTTGCTTTCTATATATTCAGCTCTGCCATCGCTAGGAAATGCGATTGCTTCGCCGGGGCCAGCACTTACTTCTTCAGCAGTTTGAGGGAAACCATAAAAGGCCAACATCGGAACAGCCGATATATGCAACTGATTGTCGAGGTCTGATTGAGTTTGATAAGCCTTAAGATTTAATTCTGCTATGTCCTCCATTGGTGGACGTGATTCCATTAAATTAACTCGGTTGGCATAAGCAACAGAAAAAGGAATTTCATTCAGTGTTGTTGTGCCTTCTTCGTGAACAGCAAAATCTCCGTTATCGTTTTTCCTGTGAATCTCAAAAGCTCCGGGTGTTAAGACTCGAACCTGCTCAACCTGCACCTCTCCATATTTCCCATCTGGCTCCATTACCTTTTCTAAAAGTCTTAACTGAGTAAACTTCTGCATTCCATCTATTAATTCTGTTCGCCATCCAAGAATTTCTCTAGGAGTATATGAAACCC